CGGTACCACGTAGCTGCTTGGAGCCACCGCCACTGGTGCTTGGCTCGTCTGTGGGATCGATTGGACGGTAGCGTCCTGCATAACTCATCTCCTTTTGTAGAGCTTCTAATGTTCGATACAGATATGGGGTTAAATCCAATCTTGGATCCGCAGCCATCGGAAGATCCGGTGCTTGCGGGTGAGGAGTCTGCATCATGCCCCCCACTAAGCGAGCAAATTGAGAGTAAGCACCCTGCAATTCATTCACCATCCTGAATGGGAACCCAGATAACATCTCGGCCCGTTCCTCATCCGTCTTAGACGGGAAGAGGTATTTCAGTGCTTCAATGCTATCAACACCTAACTCCTGGAGGTTTCGTACCACGATGGAGTTGTTGAGGATGTCTTGGGTGGAATCCTCATAAACAGGACCCATCCAACGCCACAAGATAGTTAGATCACCGTCTGGAATAAGACCAATAACCTTAGGTGGAATTTGTTGGGTTTCCACACAAGCCATCATAAGTTGTTTGAGTTGGTCATTGTATTGCTTCATTGCTTCTTCATATGCCATCTCTTCTTCCGGGGAAGCACCGTCAGGTAGATCCACGGGCTTCTCTAATCCTGCTGCCATCGCAAGCGTGGTCTTAAAGAGCTGTTCTTCTTGGTAAACAATCAACTCAAGACAACGACAAATGCCATGGGTGTAAATAGAGTTTGCTTTTTTCTTGGATGTAGCAGCTACGCGACCAAACAGTGATTTGTACTCAGTTGCTGTTACGCCTGCAGAGATGGACAATTCATCAACGCCACCAAGTGCTGTACGGATTTCTTCTCGATACTGCCGTGCAAATGCGTTTTGGTCACCAGTGATTGCATCGGGAACAATGTAACCAACACGGTCGTTTGGTTCCAGGTTTGCAATAACTCTTGGCACACGGATCTGACCATCAACACCACGGCTAACAGGATCTGCTTTGAACGTAGAACGACTCAAGGCAGCAGGACTTGTAAAGCCTGAGTTTGCTGCAATCGAAGGCCGCTGAACGCTCATGTCCCCACCTGCTTCCATCAGGTCTGTCTTGGGACGTGACGAAAGTAGTGTTGGGTTACCAAAGAAAGTGATGTTCTTGCGCATGGTGCGCATCAATTCATCATGCGTACAGATGTGATTAGCGACTGCATCAAACTCACCAGAGCCTTCATTTGAAAAGCCTTGGGTGTTGTTGATAATCTCAACGCAAGGAATAAAGCCAAGACTATTTTTAAGCGTTTTGGTATTACCTGTTAACGCATAGGTTGGCATATCAAAATTCAGCTCCGAATCGGAGTGTGTCTCTTCAATTTCTTTTGGTTTGATTGATAGTCGGATATAACGCTTAGCACCAGGATTGTAGGTGCTTTGCAATCCAGTGATATTGGCTGTATTAATTTGATCGCCAAAGCCATTGCCACGACGAACCTTGTAGCTGTAGATGATTACGACTTCGTCAAGCTCACCGTCAACGTTGTAGTACGCACGATATTCATGCTCACGGAAGTAATAAAGCCTATAGCTCTGCTTGGTAGGACGAATGTAAAAAAGTCCTTTACCATCACATAAAAAGTATTCCCAAATGGAATCCAAACGGGTATCCATCTTGTTGTACTTGAGGACCCTGTCGATAAAGTCTTTGCGCTGAGCGCCAAAGTTATCTTGCCCTGGAAAAAACTCAACTCCTTGGCGAATCCCAAAGAGTTTCATCTGTGCAATATGGGACGCAACAATACCCGTATCTACAACAATGTCACTGTTTTTATCCAGGTAGGCATTGATGATTTCGTGGAGTCGGGCTTTAGCGTCAGCCATTATTCACCTTGTCTTTATAAGATACTAACAGTTTTAGCAGTGGTTTCAAATAAAACCGGGTCCTTTTTGCCCTGGATAAATAAAGACTAAAGGTTCAGGTGGTCTATTTGGTCTAGGTGCTGTAAGTCGAGCAAAATTCCCAAACACTGGTTGAACAACCGGGGTCTTTGGTAAAGGCTCTATGGCAGTAAGAGAACCCTTTAGATAACGTCCTGCTATTTCCATTATCGGTTATACAACAGTTCGTTAATCATTTCTTCTTGCTTTCGGTTTCTTTCATTGATTTTATTTACCGTGCCTTGTGCTTCTTTTAAAAAACCAAAAGGATTCAAAAGTGCACCTAAATACTTTTGCAAAAGACCTTGTGCATTGTCCGTAGACTGTGCAATCATTGCGCCGTCTCCATTAAAAGTACCTCCGTAATCGGACAGCTCAGAAGAACCCATCTTATATTTTTGGGTTGGCTCAGGACCTCTAAAATACTCACGTCCGGGAACATCGCCAGGTACCAACGGACCGCCACCCCACACTGGCGATAAAGGCGTGGTGTACAAAGGAGATTGCGCTTGGAACGCACCTGCATTGCCCATGTCCACAGGCTGGCCGCCGTATACTCTAATCATTTTTATGCTTCTTTTCTGTATTTTACTCTTCTATAACCTCGTAGCCAGCTGCGTCATTGACCTTGTTAATGATGATGCCTGTACCACGGACATCCCAGTTAAGCACGTCGCCTTCTTGCCAGCACAACTCTTCCATTACCTCATCAGGAAGAACAATGTAAGGCTCGCCATTCTCGTCCTCTTGGACCTCAAGGATGTAGCTCATTTTGACTCAAGCAATTTCTCCATTAGCTTATCAAGCTTATTGTTGATTTGATTAAAGTTGTCATGCATTTGCTGGATTTCTCTCAGGAAGTCTACCTTGAGAACGTATTCCAAAGGCATCCGTTTTAAGTCGTCTTCCAAAACATCAATCCTACGTTTTTGAGATCCGATGTAATTAAAAGCTTGCTGGATCTGGTCGTTTTGCCTGCCCAGGATCTTGCCTGCAACCCAACTGCCACCAGTAACAGCAGATACAACGGCCGTTAGACCGATAGCAATGTATTCAGGACCCACGACTAGAATAAGCTTTTTTCTAATTTTAGGATTTAGTAATCGAGCTGAAGCTTACCTTTGCGCATCAATCCGTTAATCATCCAGACCAGTGCGTCAACACAGTCATCATGACTGCTAACACCAAAGTTGGTCAGCTCTTCAAACATGGCGGTAAAGTTGCGGTAACGATTGAAGATGATCTTACGATCTTCAAAGAGACCCATGCAACCTCGGAAACGTGCCAACTTATCTGCACGGAAACCTTTGACAGGATGCCAATTCAAGTTGTAAAGACTTTCGTTATTCAAGCAAACGCGTTTAAAGTCAGCTTCCAGGGAAGCCTGGTACTGCACAGCTTCTGAATAAATGTCACAGGTGGAGTAGGTCGGAAAGTAATTACCGCTTTCATCTCGGCCAAGCACCGACCAGTCATTAAGCAATTCTTTTAGGGCATCTAGCTTTTCTAGGTTACCCATGACACGCAAGCGGCGGTAATCAATGACGTGAATCTGATCTCCGATACGTCCACCAAGTACCATAACGGTGTAATCATTCTTTTCTTTGGTGCCAGCGGATAAGTCAACCCCTACAGCAAGCGTGTCGAATTCTGTGGCAATCTCCGCTTTGACAATCAGCTCAGGCGCCAACGACAATTCGTTCTGTCTGATGACTTGATTCATGTACTGGAACGAAAAAGCAATAGGTGCTTGTCGTTTCTTTTCCTTCAAGTAATCCAATGACCACATCTCTGGCCAATACGATTGCTCGTCCCCAGACTTGGGATCTTGCAAGATTGCCGACAACACAATTTGCAACCAGTTGTTTTGCGTATTAAAGGTTGTGGAATGAATGTCATCATGTCTGAAGCGAGTGCCAAGGCAGATAGCCCGTGCTCCTTCAAACATGGTGGGTGCAATCACCGCATTCCAGTTGTCCTGCATCTGTTTACGGATGTCAGGGTTAGAGATGTCTGCCGCTGATTTAATGGCGTCATCGATGATCACAAGATGTGAACGCTTGGAGGTCACCGAACCCTTAAGACCTGCCGCGCAGAGTGTGAACTGTTCTTCACCCGTGGTGTCAATGCCCGCAAACTTATGGTCAATCGACCAGTACTCATTGCTGGTGACGTTCTTAAGAAGACGTACGGTTGGAAAAACTTCTTGGTATCGTTTGCTTTCAATGATACGTTTGATGGTTGCCGACTTGGAACGTGCGATATCAACCGTGTAAGACAAGTAGAGGATCTGTAGCGGCTTCTTGGCTTGCGTGTGGACACCAATGGCCCATGCGGTAAACAAGCCAAGGACCGTGCTTTTAGCGGAGCCCCTGGGTGCCAATAGATCGACGTTAGGTCCAGCAATCTTCAAAAGACAGGTGCTGTCCTGATCGGTTACAAAGTGACGATGCCACTCCTTGTGGTGTTGAGCCGGAGGTTTATCAGCGACGTACTCACAAAAGAAACCAAAATCTTCCCTTGCTTTCTGAAGAGATTCAAGGTTCCGTGGAACACGAATTTGTTGCTTGCGTGCAGCAGCTTGTGCGTTACGACGGTAGGCAAGATGCTGGTATGCAGGCACGGCAGGTATCGTTCAGTGTATTACTGAATACTACCCTATTTGTTATCGTCTTTGTTTCTTTTGCTTGCTTGGTATTTACGTGCTTTATCTAGGGCTGCTTTTCTTTTCTCTTTATCCGACATCTCACTTCCGTCTTCGTTCTTGGCTTCTTTTTTCTTGAAGTGCTCCAAGAGTTCAGGCGGCATTTTATTTTTGCTCATTCTGTTTCTTCTGCATTAATGCATTCATGACTTCTTGGCCTTGTGCAACATTCTGCGCAAGGGGAGTTGGACGAGTGACAGCAGCCCCTGACTCACGATTTTTTTGGAGTTGACGAGCAACTTCAAATAAACGTCCGGCAATATCTTCACCGAAAACAGGAGGTTGCGGAGGTGGCTTTTGCATAGTGCTAGTCTAATTTATTTATTCTTCCATTTGCATGTGAGACCATACGCTCATCGATGCTTCTTCCAGGGGGACTTCAATAGGGTCATCTTTGAAGATGGTCAGCAACTCACGTATGGCGCGGTCAGCACCAGCCATTAGTAAGCCCTTGCGATCTTTGTTGCCCGTAAACAGATCAATCTGTGCGATGGTGCCACGGAGTTCCTTTTGCATGCTGGCGATCCTTGCAACGCCAGAATCACGTTTGACAACACCGTTATCAATGTCTTCTCGAAGCTTGCGGATGTCCTCCTGCATGGCTTCAATTTCGTTGATCAAAACCTTGCGATGATCAGGCTTTGGATAGTTGTGTTGGAGCCAGAGATCACAGCCTGTGATGCACCCGCTATAACGCAGGAAGCGAGCATACAGATAGCATTCAATTACGGAGAAGTTTTCCGCACAGAATGCCCTATATGCTTGCTCTGTTGGTGCGTCTAGATTATCAACCCACTGATCGAAGATCTCAATATCGATATGCTCTTTGGGACTGAGCGTAGTCCCTTGCCTCGTCGCTTTCGCTGAAGCCCTGGGCTTGAGCTGCAGACTTTCTTTGTTCTTCACCTGAGGTTCCAATAGAGAGACGTTCTTGTGTGCCGGCTTCTTTCATCTTCTCTTTGGAAGAGCCAACGGAAACGTCTTGGAAGATTTTAACGGCAGACGCAGCTTTACGTGCTTTGTCCTCATCAAACAACAAATCGTAAGAATTTAAATCCTTATCATCGTCGTAATAAAAATCTTCTTCGTTCATGGTCGTTCCGTTTTCTTGATGTCTTCTTTGACATCAGTTTCTTCTTTATTCAGTTTATCTGAGGGTTGCTCTTTATTAAGGCGGCTTTTGGCGTATTTATACGCAACATCTGCCGCCTGGCGATAACGACCCAGTTCTGCGGAAGTATCAGCAGAAGAGTCCTGCATCTTAGAAGTTACCCATCATGCTGGCAAGACCACCGGCAAAGGTATCACGTTGACGTGCACGGTTGGACTGAGCAGCCTGACGCATCTTGGAACCTTCAAGACGGCCGATGAGGGATTCAAAATCTTGCAGTTCAGCAGCCGACATACCGCCACCGTACTGACGAGAAACATTAGCGTCTACGAGTTGTTGCGCTTCGGCATCAGACATGCCTTCAGCCATGAGCTGAGCTTTGGTCCGAGTATCGCGACGAGGGGCGCTGGTAGAAAAAGACATGTACTCAAAAATTTAACTCTACAAGTATTTTAGTATATTCAATTTAGAAATTGAACATACTCGTAACGTTGCGAACCATTTCTGTACCTCTTTCAATGTTGGCAATATTTTTATAACCAGCGTTAACGATAGCCTGTAAGTCTAATTTACCTTTTGACTCAGCTTGTATTTCTGGAATACGATTATCGACTTCATACTTTAAACGCTCTGTAGCGCCAGCTTGACGGATTCGTTCAACATTCTCAAGGCCTTGATTTTGAATTTGAGAGTTAAACGTCTCACCAAGCAGGTCATATTCTGAGTATGGGATCTGACTCTCGCCAAAAACATCTCCGTAGCCTGCATCTGTAGTGGTAGTCGTATCAGGTGTACCTATTGCAGTAGGAGCAGCAGGATTAAAAAGATTTTTAGCCCCAGTAGCAAGAGTGATATCTTTGTTTCCGGCTCGGCTTTGAATCTGTTGAAGAGTCAGGCCTTTATCTAAAAGTTTTTGTACTTCTCCCGCATTTAATTTATTACCGATTTGTACGCCGGCAATAGAACTACCTGCTTTTTTATTGTTAGCACTACTAGGTCTAGAAGAGCTGGAACTAGACGTAGTAGGACTGCTAGGTGAAGCAACTCTAGCGACTATATTTTGAGCTGCAGAAGCGCTAACACTTGTTTTATTTTCAATCCTATTTTGGATTTGAGCAGCAGACTTGCCTTTGTCTGCCATCTGCTGAGCTATTTGCTTGGCTTCCTGTCTAGCTTCTTGTTTAGCTGCTTGTTTTTTACTCATAGCATTTTTATTCTCTTTAATAAAGTCTAATGCGTGGTCATGTTAACAAAAATTAAATACTAGACATACTGGAAGAGATATTGATATTACTGGAAAGGACGCCCTTTAAATCACTAGCCATACGCTTGAAGCGTTCAGGGTCAAAGGTGACCATACCACGCTGAAGATTGCCTTGTGCATCCCTTTGCATGTTGCCATACATAGACTGCCATTCACGATCAGCTTGCGTCATGATTTTATTTGGATTACGCAAAGCAATTTGTTCGTTTAACAAAGATTGAAAAGCGTACGGATCCCTTACATTTAAAGATCTTGCATAGTCGGTTGCTTGATCCCAATCCGCCTGATCAATATCACGTCCCAGTAAACTCTGGAAAGCAGAGGAAGCAATTGGTTTAAATTTTTCATAGTCTACAGGGCGAGCCATAAGCTTGCCCATCAAACGGTCAGGTCGGAAATTTGTATAACCGCGTTGACTTGCTAGATATGAAATGGCATCACTTGGGCTTTGCTCAAAAAGAGACTGAGCAGTAGCACGAATACCTTTTTTTTCTTTACCAGAAAGCCTTGCCGCTTTTGCAGGGTAGTCTTCAAACATCGACAGCGATGTATGATGACCTTCACTCGGCTCAATACCAAAAGCCATATTATCTAGAACGAGTTGTTTTTATTTTAAACCAGGGAATATCAACCGAACTTAGACGCCATTGCAGTTAAATAAGGATCAAATTTTCCAGACAACATAAATGCCTGCCGAAAGTCTTGTCCTTGATTCTGTTGGGAGATAGGACTTTGCATGAAATAATTGCCTTCACGCAGAGCTGCCATTTGAT